AGCGACATCTGGTTTTTTGACAGGTTTTGCATTTCGCCCTAATTACAATTGGGGCGTTATTCAAGCAACTCCAGCTAGTGCAACCACGGTTACGTGGGGTGCAACTGCTGGGGCTAATGCCTCTGACCGACGTGACCGATCCAGTATTACTTCTACGTTCGAAGCTATTCGACCTGTGGCTCATGCAGTACGCTTGGTTAGCTCATTGGCTCCAACTAGTGCTACTGGATTCGTTCACATTGGTTTGAGCGTTGAGAGTTATTTTGGAAGCCCTGGTAATACTTGGAGCTTTCCAACCACTGTTAATGACATGACTGGTCTCTCGTTCTACAAGCGAGTGACTTTGGCGTCTTTGACACAAAGTCCAATGACTGTCATTAATAAGTGGATTGACGAACGTGGGTTTCAGTATCAAGATGCGAGTCAGATTGCTTCTGTCACATCTACTCAAGCAGCTGAAACTGCAAATCCGTTTGGCGGTGATTGGTGCACCATTGTTGTTCTTATTGAGGGTGCGCCGAGCGGAAGTATTCCTCTATCTGCGGAACATCTTCTTTTGACCGAAGGAATTCCAAAGAAAGATGCTGCGCTTATTGGTACCCAGGCTGCGCCAAACAGTCCTGGTATTATGAGTGCTGTCAGCAGTATGGCAGGAGATACTGATTTTACACACACTGAAGCTGGTCAAGACAGTTATGTTCAGCAAGGTGTTGATGCATTTGCCCGTGGTGCCGCTGCTGCAGGTGAGCAGGCTTGGAACAATGTTGCAGCCCCGCTCTTGCAGCGGCTTGGTCACAGTGCAGGACAGTATGCTTTATCCTATGCTGCCCAGGCCCTTGCTGGACGGGGTGGCATAGCAGGTGTTAATAATAACCCTGGACGTTTAATGTTGACTTAGGTGATTCGCAAGCTCGAGCTGTTGTCTCGGGTGTTAGACAGACTGTTGCGAGGGATGATGGAAATACTCGCAACAGGCCTTATCAACCTGGCAACGTTCCTGACGTGTATGCCGAAACTGTTCGCAAACGTGTTGCCGAACGTACGGCTGCTCGTCATCGTCTTCATACTATCAATCGACAGCGTGCTGCTCAGGTTGCACTTCCTGAGGCAGACGATATGGAGATTGAGTATTATGGCCACGACGAGTTTTAAATACCGAACAAGGTTTTATGTAATAAAACCAGACCGCGTAGCGGGATGGTTTTATCAATACAGAGAAGAGTGAAATGTATTTGTGTAATGAAATGGACGTAGTCTTATGTAATGTAGCTATTCCTCCATGTCCTCTCCCTCTTCCTCTGTTTCCTCTCCCGTTAGATCGATGACCTCGTTGTCGTCTTCCCCGAAAAGGTTGACCCCGTATAGAAGTGTAGCACCCACGTCTGCACGGAACTGGATCCTTCGGATGTCGTCTCTGCGTTCCTCTGCCACTGCCGAGTTGCGTGCGAGTTCCTCGAAGAGGAATCCAAAGCGGTCGCAGCACTCGAGCAGGATTTGCCCTGCTTCCGTTTTGCGGATGACTGCAGCCGCCCCTCGAACGTTCGCTTCTTGGTGCAGACGCAGATCTGATGACAGACTGTTCACTTGGTCCTGCAGGCGCGCGTTCTCTGCTTCGAGGCGGTTCATCTCCCTGATCGCTGACGCGACTTGTCCGCGGTAGTGGAGCATCATGGAGAAGATCAGCGTGTTGCTGGAGCTCTCAGTCGGTGTCTTGCCGGCCATGTTGCTTGTTGTTGCTTGTTGTCTTTGAGGCGAATTGAAGAATGAGCAAGATAGCGGACGAGCATACACTGCGTCCCCCCCCTTGCACTAGAGGACGCATTCACAAGCATACTCTATAGTATAGAGTATTCAAGTGAAATCCAAACTATATAAGAGTTTGTATGTATACGTATGTGTACCACACAACGTATAACGTATACTTCAACTTGAACTTCAAGTATACTATACACTATACTAGTATACAGTATACAGGTATACACTATACACGGGAATGTCCTTCGTTAATGGAGCCGCGGAGCGAAGCGGAGCGTGCGACGGGGTCCCCCGCGACGAGCGCGACCGGAGGGAGCGCGCGCGGGGGTGCCTAGTAGGTTAGGAGCCGCCGTTAGGCGGCGACGCGACCGGAGCCGGAGGCGCGCGAAAGCGCGCCGCAAGCATGTCATTCTAGTAGGAATGATAGGTCTGGCAATTCAAGCCCATCGTCAACCTCTTGTTCGGTGATTTCGGTAAACGGGTCTTCAGACGGTTGGTGTGGTTTGGTCTCTCCCTCATCTTGAATCTTCAAAAGTTCTCTTTCTTGGAATTCCTCCGCGCGTTGGCGAGCGTGGGCCGATTCCTTTGGGAAGTAAATGACGGTGAATCGTCGGAGAATGGGGTCCAAGTCTTCGCACTGTAAAAAGCACTGTTGCGGTGTGTAATTCGAGAGCACGATGATTTTCGTCGGTCGTAGTCCTTGAATACACCCTCCTTTGATTTCACCTGGGAAAGGGTATCGATCTGCCCATTTCTTCAATGCTGAAGCCGTGCAGTCGTTTTTTGGACTCCATTCTTCTATTGCGACCACTGGTTGAAATCGATACCCGTCCCACCACTTGTTGAGTGCTTTGGCGAAATGTTTGGGGTATAGTTCCCAAAGCATTCTCGATTTACCGGTCCCAGACGGCCCCACCCACCATTCGTGTTGTAACTCGCCTTCGATCGGACGAGCTTCGGGTGCATACAGGGATTCCAGTCTTGGTCCATGTACGAGGAACATCTGTGGATCGGACTCCCGAATTTCGTCCAGTCTTCCTCTTCTTGCGAGTTCGACTGCCGATGCGTATCTTGCCGCGTTGGCTTGTCCGCCTCGCATTCGTGCTTCGACTTTGTCGACAGGGATTTCACCTTGCTCGAAGAAGTCCCCATCTTTCGTACAGTATGTGCGATTTTGCTGAGCAGTCCCCTTAGACGGTTGTACCATTGATCGAGGCAGCAGACGTGATACTGCGCGGTGTTGCCTTTGGTTGTGGAAGTACACGTATCCTTGGAGATGTGGGGTTCCTGAAGTTGGTGCGATTTCTCGGCCGTAGACGATGTATCGTGCCAGATCTGCGATTGTTGTTTGAAGATGTCGCTCATCGACTTCGTTGTAGTTGTTGAGTGTGAAGCACCAGGCGCGGAATTTTCCAGTGGGGTTCCAAGCCATGGTTAAATTGGGAATGGTAGCTCCTAGGTCCGTGGCGGCTCACTAGCTGTGCCCCACTATATTACCTAGGAGCTACTGAGCTGAGTTGAAGTTTGGAAAGTTCTGAACTTAAGTTCAGGCAAACGTAAATACAGCTCATTCCCCATTTTTTACTTTTTACGATCAAGATGCCCGTTTACCGACGAGCTCGTGGAAACATTCGTAAGGCGCCTACTACGCGCCGTCGTGCATCTGTCCGTCGTCGTACGCCTTCGCGTCGCCGTGCGCCTCGGCGTTCGTCTAAGGCGTGCAAATGCCCACCGCCGGAGTTGACTCCGTCGATGAAATTTGCCTTAGCTCAGATTGACCCTTTTCACCCTCTCGCTTTGGGTGCAAAGGTTCCTGATACAAATACTATGCCTAGTATTTCAAACGCTTCAACAGACCAGGTTGCTGTTGCTACAGCGACATCTGGTTTTTTGACAGGTTTTGCATTTCGCCCTAATTACAATTGGGGCGTTATTCAAGCAACTCCAGCTAGTGCAACCACGGTTACGTGGGGTGCAACTGCTGGGGCTAATGCC